TGGCTCACGGATTGAGCCCATCCCCTTTGCACACAGGTACCCTGCATGGCGAACAAACTCTCGCTCGGGCTGGTGATTGGCGGCGCCGTCGATTCATCCCTCGGCGCCGCCTTCAAGAACGTCAGCGGCGAAATGAAAAAGCTCGAGGCGCAAACCACGCGCGCCAAGGGCTTGCAGAAAGTCATCGGCGAGACCATACGCCTGCGTGATGAATGGAAAAAAGCCCACGACAGCGGCGCGGCCAATGCCGATGCCTTGCTGCGCAAGCTGGAGACCAACACCAGCAGCCTGCGCAAGCAGGGGGTTGAGGTCGGGCGCTTGCGTCAGGAGTACTTGGCGCTGGGCAAGGTGGTGCGCAGCGCCGAGTTCAAGGCCAATGGCATGGGCCAGGTCGAGGAGGGGCGGGAAAGTTTTCGCAGCGGGTTTGGCACGGCAGTGGCCGGCACCACCCTGGCAGCCGTGCCGACCAAGGTCAGCGCGGATTTTCAAGCGATCATCCGGGATATCGCGATCAAGTCCGGTACCGCCAATACCCAGCAGGAAGTGAACACCGCCCGGGACATCGTGCAGACCTCAAAAGACACCGGCATGGCCAACACCCAGGTGGCTGACTTGGTGAACCAGCTGGTCGGTGGCGGCATGGATCTGACCGAAGCGCTGAAGTACGCCCCGGTGGCGGCCAAGTTTGCAGTCGGGCAGGGCGCGTCGGGCACCGACACGGCGAAGATGATTCTGGCGATGCAGAGCAATGCCAAGATCACTGATCCCAAGAGCATGGAACAAGCCCTGGCGTCGGTCGCACTGCTGGGCCAGCAAGGCAGCTTCGAGGCGGCCGACATGGCCAAGTGGTTTCCGGAACTGCTGGCGCAGATGGCCAGCAGCGGCATCACCGGTCAGGATGCGGTGACCCAGTTGGGCGCCATGCTGCAGGTGCAGATCAAGAGCGCCGGCAGTGCCGATGAGGCGGCGAACAACCTGAAAAACTGGATTGCGAAAATCGGTTCAGGGGAAACGGTCAAAGGTTATGCCGATGCAGGGATCGACTATCAGGGTTCGATGAATGCCGCCATTGGCAAGGGCCTGTCGACCTTTGAAGCCAGTTTTGAACTGGCGCGCCGGTACGTGGAAAAGACCGACCCCAAAAAGGCCAAACAGCTGGATCAGGGCCTGACCCAGATCAGCCAGGAGACCGACCCGGCCAAGGCGCAAGCGATGGCCGATGCCCTGGCCGCGACCCTGCGTACCGGCGACGTGTTTGCCGACATGCAGGTCAAGACCGCGCTGATGGCGTACACCCAGAACAAAAAGCTGTATGCGGACCTGAAAAGGGACGCCTCGAACCCCAATGGCCAACGCAAGGACATACTCGACAAGAACCTGAGCGAGCGTCGCGAAGCCTCGTCACAACGCTGGGCCGAAACCGGTCAGGCGTTCAACGATTCGCTGCGAGCGATCGGGGATGCCCTGCGTCCGGCGACGGATGCGCTGGCCACCGGCATTGGCGCGGCAGCGCGTGGCTTGACCGCGTTGTCTGAGGAAACGCCCAAAGCGGTGCTGGGCCTGGCGGCACTCACTGCCGGAGCGTTGGTGCTGGGCAAGGCCTGGGCCGCGCTGAAGATCGGGCGGGGGTTGGTGAACATCGCCCGTGGTTCAGCCGGCGACCGGTCCAACATCGTGCAGCGGGTGTTCGTGACCAACGCGAAGGACGGCGATGACGACGAGCCGGATCGCGATCCAGGGCGAAAGCGAAAAGCTTCTACCAATCGGCTTTCCCGGGGAGTGAAAGCGGGCGGGGCGCTGGCGGCGGCTTCTGCCGGCTTCCAGCTGGTGGACACTTACCAGAACGCCACCACCCGCGATGAGAAGGCCGAAGGCTACGGCGAGGCGGCAGGTAGCTTGGCCGGTGGCCTGGCGGGGGCAGCGGCCGGCGCGGCCATCGGTTCGATCATCCCACTGATCGGAACCGCGATTGGCGGAATGATCGGTGGCGCGCTCGGCGCGTGGGGCGGTGGTGATGTGGGCGCGACCATGAGCAAGGCCTTGTTCGGTGAGCCGGACACGCCGGTCGTACCCAAAGCACCGCTTGGCATCTTTCCTATGGCAGCCGGCCAAGGGTTGGGTGCGGTTGTGCGCTCGATGGAAAACGCCCCCGCCGCGCCGGTCACGGCGGCGGCATTGATGTCGACCACGGCGGCAAAAACACCCGAATGGCCGAAAGTCGATCAGCAATTCACCTTCGCCCCGGCCCCGGTTTTTCAGGTGCATGGCGATGTGAAAGACCCGGCGCAGTTCGTTCAGGAAATGATGCCGTACCTGCGACGCCAGTTTGACGACTTCGCTCGGGAGGCGCGTGACCGTCAGTTGTTTGATGCGCCCCATGTGGGCTAAGGAAGTGTTATGGCGGATGAAAAGACCTACTTGGAGCACCTGCAGGGTGGCCTGAAGTACATGGTCGACGCCGGCGAAGCCGGTCGCACGGATATCGAGTCGATGAGCGGACCCATGAATGGCGCGCTCAATGAAATCAGCGGGGCGGCCGATGCGCTGGAAGGTTTGCCCTTTCTCAGTGAGGACCTGAGCGACAAGACCCGCCGTCTGCAAAGTGCAATCAACTCGGCGCAGGCCAAGATCGGCAAGGTGGCCAGCTACTATAACCAGACCCAGCGCGCACTGGCCCAGTTTGATGAGCATTTTTCCGCGTTGACTGAGCAGATTGGCCGCTTTGGCGCGGCGTTCAACAAGGTCGCCGGCAAGGCCAATGCCGCGCTGGGCAACATCTTCCCCACGGAATGGTTTGCCGGCGATATGTCGCCGATTCCCGACGCGGTGAAGCCATTCCCGCACCTACTCATCATCTACCCGCTGAAAGCCAATGAGCGACCGTACTACTTCAACCTGGACACGGCAGCCTTCGACGAACTGCGCCGGCAGACGGCGTTTCGCTGGGCCGCGCAGGAACGCCTGACCCGGCGCCCGGCACAGCAGGCGGTGGGCCTGGGTGAGGAAAAAATCACCATCAAGGGCGCGATCTACCCGAGCTTCAAAGGTGGGCTGAAGCAGCTGGATAGGCTGCGGAGCATCGGTGCCAAGTTGCTACCGCTGAACCTCACCACCGGTTACGGCGAGGTGCTGGGCAACTGGTGTCTGACCAATATCGACGAGGAACAAAGCGCGTTGCTGCCCGGGGCGATCCCGCGCAAGCAGGGCTTTTCATTGGAGTTTGTCCGTTATGGCGATGACCTGCAGAACGGCTGATGGGGATCTGCTCGATACCCTGTGCCACCACTATTACGGCCACCTAAACCGCAGTGTCGAGGCGGTGTTGGCCGCCAATCAGGGCCTGGCCGATGAGCCGCAGCCGTTCCGGGCCGGCGTACTGATCACGCTGCCGGACCTGGTGGTCGAGACTGACAGCGTCATTTCGTTGTGGGATTGATCCCGTTACCCAGCCCGCCGAGTGCGGGCTTTTTCTTGTCCGGAGTGCCGACATGCAACCGCTTTTCCGCATCGTCGCCGACGGTGCCGACATCACCACCTTGATCAATGATCGGCTGGTGTCGCTGCAGCTATCCGACCGGCCCGGGATGGCCTCGGATTCGTTTGAGCTGCGCATTGATGATCGCGACGAGGCGGTGTCGCTGCCCGTGCGTGGCGCGAGCATCGAGGTCTACCTGGGTTATGCCGGCGCTGACCTGACGCGCATGGGCCGCTACACCGTGGACGAGGTGGCGGTTTCCGGCCCGCCGGACACGCTGGTGATCAGCGGCAAGGCCAGCGACATGCGCGGCAGCGGCAAGACTACGCGCAGCGGCAGTTGGGAGGACGTCAGCCTGGCGCAGATTGTCAGTGACGTGGCGGCGCGCAATGATTGGCAGCCCTCATGTCCAGTCGACACTCGGGTGCCGCGCATGGATCAGCTCAATGAATCGGATTTCAACTTCATCACCCGCCTAGCCAAGAAGCACGACTGCACCGCCAAGGTGGCTGACGGCAAGCTGTTGGTCCTGCCGCGACAGGGTGGGCAAAGCGCGAGCGGCAAGGCCTTGGCTGTGATCACCCTGCAGCGCAGTGACGTCACCCGCTGGCAGTTTCGTTTGAGCGACCGCAGCGCCCATCAAGGGGTCAGCACCCAGTACCAGGACTCGGCCAGCGGAGAATTGCTGGTCTCACACTTGGACAATCCCAACGTGCCCGAAGGCATGCCACCGGTGCACACCGATCGCCATATCTACCCGGACCGCACGGCAGCCGATGAGGCCGCCAAGGCACGTCTGGCCGCGTTCAACCGATCCACCGCCTCGGTGCGCCTCGACCTGCCGGGCCGGACCGATCTGTTTGCCGAAATCATGATTAAGGCGCAAGGCTTCAAGCGCGGGCTCGATGGCGAATACCTGGTGGAATCGGTCGATCATACTTTCACCCCGTCCGGGTGGACGGTGTCGGTCGAGTGCAATGGTGGCAAGGAGGGTAAGGCCAAGGCCTCCGGCAAGCCGCAGCAAGTCGTGCTTGAAGTGCCGGATTGATTGCCCGGGCGTGTGAGTCGTCCCGAGTCAGAGTTTCAAAAATAAAAGTAAAAGGAGCGGCCAGTCTGGATGCGTCAAC